TTTATATAAATAATGGATAACCCTAGGTATTTCCTAAAGTTATCCACTTGTTTTTTTGGATAATTAATATCCGCCTTTAGCTATAGCTCTAGCACTTATTTCATTTTTAGATACATTATTCATACCAGCTGTACTTGCATTAAAATTCTGAGCTGTATTTCCGTTAGCTCCAGTAACAACTATATTATTAGTTCCACCATTACTAATAGATGTATTTCTCAAATTATTAAGCATATCCAACTTGCTCGATGCACTACCTGTATTAACTGCTATTGTAGCTAATATCTCAAGAGCATTTATTAAAATCTCTTCTGTTGTATTATCTGGAGTAGTACTTATATAGTTTCCTATATTAGTTGAGCTATTTGTTGTAGATGACAACAAATCGCCTGTTGAAACACTGGCTCCAAATCCACCAGTCATAGAAGACTTAGCTTTTGACCTAGCTCTATGAACTCTATTTTTATCTCTAGTAGATAAGTTACCATATCCACCACTCTTTCTAATACCAGTTCCTGAACCACCAGTATTAGAAGATGCTGTAAGACCATAATCAAGATATTTACTCATCGCCTTACTTATATTTGGTCCCCATTGCTTATCAGGTATCTTACCAGCACTATCTACGAATGCATATCCTATCTTAGCACCACCACCAAGTCCTGAAATATCTAAAATAGATTTTTCATTTCTCTTTGTATAGTAAGTTTTATTAAGTGCAAATGTGTATCCATCAAATGCTTCACCAACACTTGACCATTGTTTAGCATTACCTGTTGGATTTACATTAGTAGCACCCCAACCCCAAAGGTTATATTTTTTCTTAGCAATATTACTTGTCCCCAAACCAGATTCTTGAGTAGCAATTCCTAATAATGCAAGTGCACTAATTCCATATTTATCCTGAGCAGCTTTAATTGCTGCAGCATCAGATACTTTAACTACAGAATCCTTACCAGCTAATCTAGTAGAAATTATCTTCTCAATACTATACTGGTCTAACATCGGAAGTTTCTTAATATCCGTTTTATGTAATATATCTGCTGATGTAGGTGGTATCTTTTGACCACTAGATACTGCTGATGGGAATCCAGTTGCCTCAGATGAACCTGTTGCCATAGCAGCTTCTCCAGGTACCTCCAACCCAGCTGTTGGATTAATTATTGGATTAATAACTGAAGAGTAATCTGTATTACTGTAATCACCAGCAATAGCTCTACTACCAGCCTCACTCATTAATCCTGAGAATAATGAAGATAACTGACTGAATTTGCTTTGAGGTTGCATACTCATGCTTCCAGTCGTAGTAGCTCCACCACTACTTGGTGTTGAAGAAGCTATTCCAGAAACATCACTTGATACACTTGATGCGTCTGTCATATTGGCATCAACTGTTACATCAGTTGAACCCCAACCTAAAATACCAGTAGCACCAACGGTTCTTGTTTTAAGAGAAACAGCACCACCATCGCGTTCTATTTTATTATCTGGAGAGGTATTTCCTTCTATAGTATATACAGTAGTTCCGTTTACACCAACAACAACACCAGTATGTGATTTCTTATAGAAGATAACATCACCTGGTTTTGGAGTTTGTGACGGCTCTAACCATTTACCAGCTTTCTTAAATTTACTTACATTTGCTGCACATCCTGCAGTAGTAGCACCAAATAATGTATTAGATGCAAGACCTTTATCACCACCAGCAGCCTGTTCGAATACCCATACCACGAATGTGGCACACCATGGTTGTCCGTTTGCGTGTCCAACATCACGAGCATACTTAGTAAAGTTATTAGGTCCAGATTGACTAGCTGCATCAGCTTTCTTGTCATCAAGATTTCTAGTACTTGTCTTTTCAAGATATCCTAGTTCGCCCTTAGCAATTTCAATAATCTTAGATGATGTAATACCACCTCTACCACCTTTTATGAAACCATACTTAGCCTGACCTATTTGTTTTACCATATATGGATCCATGTTACCTACAGACCATGCAGAAATAGTATTTCCGTTTAATTGGTTAGGAGATACTGCTTTTGAATAACTCTTACCTCTAGGGTCGTTTATTAAGATATTTCCACTGTTATCTTGCCCTACTGCAACTACATAGTGTCCTGCATTAGTATAAGTGCTTCCACCTTTACCTAATAAGACTACTGGGTTACCTGAAGCAACACGATTAGAAATATCAAATCCACTAGGGTTATCAATTTGAGAACTAGATAATCCACTCATTGCAGCCGCTTGACCAATAAATTTACTATTTGTACCAGTATTATCTCTATTACCAGTCATCTTAGCCATATTAGCCATTTGCATAGGTGTAACTTCCTGTCTTGCTTTAGCTGTATTAACAGCCATTGCCATTGCAGTAGGTCCACAACCTGCATTACCCATAGTAGCATTATCTGCACCCATATTATAAGCTTTACCAGCCCATCTTGGGTCATTTTGTGAGAAGTATGATGCACCGTTTACTACTTCACCAAATCCACCATAAGGAAGATTCTTAGAAATACCTTTTCCGTATCCACCAACTCCATTACCACCTTTATTGCCACCACTTAACCAGCTTGTAAATTTACTCCAAGCATCTTTAGCAGCATTAACGCCTTTATCCATTAAGCTCTTGGCACTATCACCAATACTCTTAGCGGCATTAGCTATTCTCTTATCTTTAACTTGAGCTTCTCCTTCTGTAAGTAAACCAGAAGCAATCATTCTTTGTACATCATCTTTTGGAACATTTTCCTGTATTATATCACCCAATGGGTTATAGTATGTATATGTATTACCCATTGCTACATAATATGAACCATCATTATAATACCAAGCAGTTCTCTTAGTTTTAGCACCAACGAGACCACTCCAGAATCCTAGGATATCTCCACCTTTATCTGTAACCTTCTTAAAGAATTTACCAGCAACATTACCTACGGTTTTAGCTACATCACCAAATAATCCAGAAATTTTACCCCATTGCTCTTTAAGTATTGACATATTTGCACTATACTTAACACCCCATCTTTGAGCCACCGGTATTTCACCTTTTACAAGCATACCTGATGCAATAAGAGTATCAACTCTTTCTCTATCAATACCTTCTCCCATTAAATCACCAGTAGATGTATAATGGTTGTATTTTTCTCCAGCTTGTACATAGTATGAACCATCTGAATCAATCCAACAGATATTCATCATCATTTTGAATTTAGATACAGCTTCATCTTTTAATGAATTAAATCCACCCTTAAGAACATTCATCAGTGGTCCGCCAACGTGTTCTTTAAAGCCATTCCAAGCATCAGATAATACAGGACTTATTTTACCCCATGCATCACTAAGAGCTTTTTTACCACCCTCAATTAACATTTGTCCATCAGATTTCTCTGCTTCATAAGTACCTTGCTTTAATTGACCAGTTGTAATCTTAGCGATAAGTACATCTTTATCGATACTATCTTCAAGTAAATCTCCACTTGCACTATAATGCTTACCATCACCAGTATAATAAGAACCATCTGGTGCATAATAGCAAACTTTCTTTTTACTGAATAATTTATCTAATAATAAAGCACCAACAGGTCCACCAATAACAGCACCGACAACACCAGCTTTATGTTCACTCAAGAAATTACCTACTTTTTTAGCATTATCAGTTATTCCTGTCCACAAACCACTAAGAGTTTTAGAAGCATCTTTCCAAGCACCAGATAGCATTTCTTTAGCTTTACCAGTAATTTCTTCAAACTTAGATTTTTCAAATGTATAAGTACCTTTTTCCAATTGACCACTATTTATCATGTATTGCAATCTGGTACTTTCAACCTTATCGAGTTTTGTTCCATTAGCAGTATAATGCTGTCCACTTATATCGTAGAAAGAACCATCTGCATCATAGAATACATCTTTATCTTTAGAGAATAAAGCATTTAATCCTTTACCTATGAAATGACCAGCTATAGCACCAACAGGTCCACCGAGAGCCATTCCTATAACAGCACCTTTATGCTTGCTTACAAAGCTACCAATTTTACCAGCAGTTTCTGCAACCTTAGCACCAAATCCCTCAGTCTTATTTTCTGTCATTTGAGAAACATCAACTGACTCTGCACTAACGTAACCTAAATCAGTACCATCAGCTCCAGTAACTTGATATGTACCATCTTGGTTTTTCTTATAAGTATTTCCTTTATCGTCTGTATAGCTAGTATCACCTTTCCAGAATTTACCAAACTTAAAAGCAGCACCTTTAACAGCTTTACCAACAATAGTAGCTCCCTTATCCATAAGAGAACCATTCTTTTTAGTATTCCAGTCTAAGAATGAATCATATGATGCTTGATAAGTACCATCTTTCACTCCTTGTTCGAACATCTCATAAGTAACATCTTCACCTATGATACCAGCTCTCTTCTGAGTTTCATACTGTTGTCGCAGCTTTTCATCTCTTTCACCAAGATAAGCATTATGCCATTCATCTTGAGCACTATCCAATAATTTAGCTTTCTCTGAATCAGAACCAACTATTACTTTATAAAGACCAACAGCCATTGAATGTAATAGGTCTACACCCATTATACTTCCAACCATTGAGAATACAACATCAATTATACTACCAATTAGTGTACCAGTGACAGCACCAAATACACTAGCAATAATTTTCATAGTACCGTCAACTTTATCTGGAGGTACTTGGAAAAGTTTAGCAGTACCAGATAATCCATTTAAAGCATTTAATGATGCAAATGCAACTTCAGTTAAACCAGCTGTAATAGCTGCACCAGTTACATGTCCACCAGTAATTGCAGATATCTTAGCTGCCATTTTTTCAGCTATATCATCCCATGAATTCTTTAGAGCTTTTATAATACTGGATGGTCCATACTTAAATACTCTCTCAGTAACTTCTTCTCCAGTTTTTTTGGCAAATTTATCTGTAATCATTTTGAAGAAATTATCAATATATCCACAGATTTTTGATAACAAACCATCACCAGCAGCAGCTTTCTGAGATATTGCTTTACCAATATCATCACCTACACTACCAACTTTATTCATAGCTTTGGTTACTATACCATTTTTACCAGTTACAACTGTATCATATATTTCAGCATTATCTGCAAGACCATTTGCTGCACGTAATGCTGCTTCTGCGGCATCATCTGCATTATTCTTAACTACCTGAGTTACCGTTTCTTTACCAAATAATGCATTACCGACTTTACCACCAATATTCTTGGCAGCTCCACCGATCATATTTAAGCCTTTACCGATACCCTTGTTGTAAGTTTTAGCACCAAGTAAAGCTCTTCCTACATTGAAACCTAATTTAAGTCTACCTTCAGTATGATGGGTTGCTTCTCCCATTGAATTGGTAAATATATTACCTTTCTTGATTTCGTCTATCTCATACCCAGCTTGTTCTTCCATGGTGTTGCCATTAGTTCTGGTAGCGTTCTTTTGAGTCCAACCAGCATCTTTTATTGCATCTCCACCAGCACCGCCAATAAATGTACCTATAGCACTAGCAATACCACCGATTCCATTAATTAATGCTCCCATCATTCCTGGGAAATTCTTAATTAACCAACCACCAATTAGTAATGCACCAGCAGTAATCAAACCTTTCTTAGAGAAGATAGCATCCCAGCCTTTCTTGAAGTTATTAACGGCACCACCATTTTCTTTAGTTGCTTTAACCATATCTTCACGGTATTGCTTTTCTTCAAGTTTAGCTTTTTCTTCTTCTTTTTCTTTTCTTATTTCACTAGCAGTTTTTGCTTCATCTAAAGCTTTCTTCTGATTATCACTAGCCATGTCATTTCTAGCTTCTACTAATATCTTAGCAGCATCAGCTACAGCAGCCGCATGGTCAGCTGAAGTTTTAGCAGCACCAATAGCAGTATTAGCATTAACCATTCTGGCATTTCTATCTTCATCAGATAATTCTTCTGCACTATTATCTTTTTTCTCTTCTTCCTTACTGAAGAAAGAACTAAAAGTTCTTCTACCGTGTTTAACTGCTTTTGTTGCAGCTTTAGTAGCTTTATTAGAAAGAACTTCGACACCTTTCTTACCAACATTAATAAGCTCAGCTCCTGCTTCACCTACTAATGATAAACCTGATTTAATAAGACCACCAACGAAGTGCTGTTCTACATTTTCACCAGATTCAATAGCAGCGTCTTGAACTTCATCTACATCTTCTGTCTCTACGTTATCTTCAGTACCAGTCATTTCTAACAGTTTTAGATAAGCTCTAGGGTCATGTTGTTTTAACCATAATCTTGCTTCTTTACTATCTTCATCAAACTGACCATAAGTTTTATCCATGATGAATTTAGTAACTTTATCTGCTGTAAAGTATTTCTTTATTCTCTTAAACTCATTAAGTAAATGAGAACCTTTGAAACCTTTTTTAACTCCTCTAACAGCATTTACTACAGGTCTAGCAATATCATTACCGATTTGAGAACCTATAGTGGGAGCATTAACTTCACGACCATTAGCTCCTTCGATAGCATTACCGATTTTTGTTCTTAACTCATCATCAGTAGTACTTTCATCAAACATGATACCCATGCTCTTAGCTTTTTCTCTAAGGTCATCAGTACCCATTGAGTTTAACGCACTCATTGCATTAGCAGCTTGAGCTGTACCGTTAATAGGTTTAGATTCACCTTTGATATTTGCAACGATAGCAGCAACAGCATCAGATATATGCTTTAAGAAGAATACTTGCTTATCATCAGTTGTAAGTTTATTAACATCTGCTTTAGCAAGTTGGTCTACAGTCATATCACGAGAATTACCTTTTAACTTAGCAAATGCTCTCGGGTCATTGAGCTGTAACCATTTTCTAGCATCATTACTATCTGCACTAAATTGACCTTTAGTTGCTTTAGCAATTATTCTTGCATTTGCATCATGCTGTTTATTTTGTTCATACTCTTCTTTTATTTGCTTTCTTTTCTCTTCATAGTCTGCTTTATTTAATCTCATTCGTTCAGTGAGAGAACCGAATAATCCACTTTCTCCCATCTGTTCTCTGAAATGCTCAGCCCACTTAGAATTAGAGAATCTTTCTCCAATAGTTTGGTCGCCTATCTTAATATTACCAACAGCTCCACCAACTTTTTTACCGACAAATTTAGCAGCATCTGCTACTTTTCCTAATAATAAGAATGGGGATTTAAGAATATTAAAAAGACCTTTAAAGAGTAATTTAATACCACTAGTAATTCCAGTTTTAATTAAGTTACCAACATCTTTTACAAATGACTTAAGTACTCTTACTGGAAGTAAATTATCAAATTTTTCTTTAAGATTAAATGCTTTTATCGTAGCCATGATAATAGCACCAGGTGCTTTAGCTGCTGTAGATAAAGCAGTATAAACTGTATGAACTCCTTTTGATAATAACTGACCAGCAGCATCTGTAATAGGAGCAAATAAATCTTTTACTTCACTAACTATACTGGAACCAATACTATGTAGTATTCCACCAACACCATTAGTTATATTAGAAACCCAACCACCTAATTTATCAGCTACAAATTCTGCAGCAAATCCAAGAGGTGCAAGTATCTTGTGTTGTAATACATTTAAGCCATCAGCCATTATATATTTAAACTCAGTCTTTAATGGACCAAGAATATTTGCATTAATATAATTACCAATAACTCCAAATACACCTTGTCTCTTAGTCTTTTCACCATTACCTAAGTTTAATCCATCTTCTTTACCAAGGAAAAACTCTTTTAAATTCTTACCTTGAGAAGCTATTCCTAAACTTAGACCTGCTATAGCACCTACTATAGGTCCACCCATAAGTGCACCCATAACACCACCAGCAATAGCACCAGTACCAGCCATTCCTAATATCTGAGTACCTTGCTCACCAAGAGCTTCAGTTTCTTTTCCAGAACCTGAAAAATGTGAAGACCATGCATCTTTAATTCCTTGCATGAATCCTTTTTGACCTTTTTCAGGGTCACCTAACCAGAATTTCTGGAATATATCTGATTTAGTTAAGATACCACCAGCAAGTCCCATGATTGCTCCACCGACAGGACCACCAACTAATGTACCTAATAGACCACCACCAGTTATCATTCCACCAACAGCACCAACTGCTGTAGAACCAATTAAGTGGTCTTTATTATCTTTAAAGAACTGCTGAGTTTGTTTGGAGATAAGACCTTGAACTTCATTACCATCTTCATCTTCTCCACCAAATAACCATTTTTGGAATCTTTCACTCTTAGATAAGAAACCTGTAATTGCACCAATACCAGCTCCAACAAATGGACCACCAATGACTGAACCTAAAAATCCACCCATTGATATTCCTCCGATAGCACCTAATGCAGCACCTGTTGCTCCTGCACCAGCATTATCTTTAAGGAATCCCATTACTTCTTTAGCTTTATTTTTACCTTCTTCTACATGACCTTCAGTATTCTCGTCACCAAAAAAAGCTTTAGTCCAACCAGTTATACCAGAAGTAAAAATATCTTTAGCTCTATCAAATAAACTAGGACCAGCTGATTTAGATGGGTCATCTTTATATTCTCCAGTCTCTGGGTCTTTTACTTTACCAAAGATTTTAAACATAATTCCGTCTTTAATTGAAGTACCTATTGTTGCAAAGTTATCTTTTACTTTATCAATAGTATCATTAAAGAATCCTCTTACGTTATTATATAAATCTGAAAGAACTCCACCTTTCATCTTACCAGTTTCATCATCTTTATTACCAAAGAAAAATTTATTTGCTTTAAATGAAATATCACCAAATACTTTTTCAACAAAACCAGCAGCTGAAGTTATAAGACCATTTAAATCTCCAGAGAATATTGATTTAACTGTATCAATAGCTCCTCTACCAACTCCTTTAATACCTCCCATTAATTGAGATACATTATCACCACCAGTTTGTACACCTTGTCTAAAAGCTGATGATATATTAGAGCCAATACCTTTTATAGTTTCTCTAATACTTTTACGTTCACCTCTAGCACCAGGTATTTCAGAATAACCTCTTTCAATAGCAGCTTGTTCAGCAGCATCGAATTCAGCATTACTATATGCTTTATCAGCAGATTTTAATCTTCTTCCTTTACCTTTATATGTAGCATGCTTTCCATACCCCATTATCTTATCAAGTGCTTCATCAGTATCCATTTCCATGAATAAAGAAGCATTAAGATTATTTACTGCTCTACTACCAGTAATTCTCTCCATTGCTTCAGCACGTTCTGTTTGAGCATTATATCTACCCAAATCAGCCTGTTGAATACTTCTAGGGTCTGTAGCATACATCTTTGATACATAATCGTAGAGATTCTTTTTTACAGAAGAATGAGCACCAAGAGAATTAATCATTTCAAGTATTAGTGATATATTAAGTTCTCTCTTATCTCTTTCGAGTTTAACGAATAACTCTCTAATAGTTCTTTCGTATTCTCCTCTAGTATCATTGTACTTTTTCATTGCCTTTTTATCATTAAGATTTTCAGGCACTTTCAAATCACTAACGATTTTATTAATATTCTCTCCGAATTTTGTATTATTAAATGCAGCAACTATGGAGTTTTGAATATCTTCTGCTATATTACGATTTATAGTTTCTCTATTAGTATATCGACCAGTATTATCATCATAGAACTCTTCCATATCTCTAGCTTGCTTAAGAGCTTTTTTATTTCCTCTACTAGCAATTACTTTCAATAAAGAAGTTTGTTCTCTAAGTTCTTTAGTAATTATTTCTGTTATTGCGTGTTTTGTTTCTCCATCAAATGGAGTAGCACTTCTATTTATATCTGCCTTAGAGAAATTCTTTGGTCTTTCTGCTTTACCACCAAAAGATTCTCCAAGAAATCTTTTAAATTTAGATGCGAAATCATTTCCTTGTGTATCAGCTAAACTTCCTATCTTAGCTAATAATTTAGGCATAGCGTGTGTAAAGGTTGTTTCTAATGTCTCTAATGTAGTAACTAACATCTTAGGCATTATCCAACCAACTAATCCATCAGTAACAGCTCCAAGAGGATTACTTACTAAAGCATCCAACATCATATCATTATCTAGCATACTAAGTGCTAGACCACCTGTTGTTTTACTTAAAGCAGTTTTCATATTCTGCTTTACATAATCCTTATATGCTCTTACATTAAGACCACCTTTACCACCATTTAATACATCACCTATTGTGACTTTATTATTACTTGCTTTTTCTTCTTCAGTCATTCTACCCATTTTCTCATAGAATGCTAAAGAACCCTCTATAAACTTACTCATATTCTCACTATTGAATGAGTTTATAGAAGATAATTCTGAATGTATATTACTCAAATGGCTAACAATCTCAGCATGGTTTTTTGCCATCTGGTGCATCATAGTAGATTGAACTGCTATATATGCATCCATACTTGCTTTCTGCATTTTTACTTGTGCAGCTTGACCTCTAGCCAATTGGTCACTGACTTTAAGCATTGCTTGTGATGTTCCAGTGTTCTGATATACATTATAAGTATTACCACCACCTTCTCCACCATCATCACCAAAACTAAATCCATCTCCGTCTTCATCACCGAATCCCATGGAGTTCATCATAGCATCCATTGCACGGTCTTCGTTATTTAAGTTACCAGATTTAATATCAGTTAAAGCATTTTTATAAGCTTTTTCAGCATATTGGAAATATCTGTTTCCCCTTAAAGAATTCGATACTTTATCTATTGATGATAAATTTTGTCTGGTATAAGAAACGAAGTCTCTACCAACTTCAGCACCACTAGCTATTGTATCGTATAATTGTGGGGTTATAGACTTTAGTGTGCTTTTAGCACTAAGACCAATACTTTTCATTGCATTCTGCAACCATTTAGTATTGATATTTTTATTTGACATTCTTAAAAAATTGGTACCAGGTCCATTTTTAGCCATAGATTTACCAACCTTTCTTAAGTATATTTATTAGGTATAACCCATTACACCAATGTTTTTAGGGGGTTTAGTTAAGAAAAAATAAAAAAAAAAGAATAGACCGATGGATATAAATTAATCCATCGGTCTTATTTGTGAGGTTGATGTAATAAGGGTGTAATAATAATAAAATACGTTCTTTACTTTTCTTTGGAGATTTTTATACCAAGTCACTTGTTACACGATAAGTAACTTGTTGTATGAAATTGGAAGCTACCGTTTGATATAAATCAAACTACTTTCCCGTCAATAGGGATTTACTTTTCTTTCATGTGTTGTGTGCCATAATGATATCCTTATTACATCTACTAAAATGTTATATAAGTATAACTCTATTTCCATTTCTTCTTTCTCTTCTTTTCATCAGTATGGTCAATAAACCACTGATGAGAGTCAAAATCTCCCTTTATTCTACCCCATTTGCCCTTATCATCTAACTTATAACTATTAACTTGGTCATTATTTAAAACTTCAATAATCCATTTCAAATCTTCTATTACATTAGACTCGGTCAATGATATTAAAGTTTCTACCCTCCTATCCAAATTCCTAGTTAATAAATCAGCACTACTTATATAGTATTCTGGGTGCTTACCATTCTTAAAGTAATATATTCTACTGTGCTCTAAGAATCTTCCTACTATAGAAGTAACTTCTAAATTCTTTCTAGGAATAATACTACACGCTCCTCGACATATTATTTTTACTTTAACTCCTGCATCAGCTGCTTCATAAAGTTTATTCACCATTCTTATATCAGATAATGAATTTACTTTAATAAATATTTCAGCTTTACTATTCTTTTTAGCTAGAGATATTTCTCTATCTATACATTTCTCTAATTGCTTCCTTAAATTTACAGGAGCATAGAAAACTTTATTAAGACTTTCATCTGGTTTATTATTACCAGTAAGAATGCTAAATATCATTAATAAGTCTCTACCTATCTTTTGCTTAGAAGTAAAGTAAGATAAATCTGTATATAACTTACCAGTCTTCTCATTATAATTACCAGTAGCTACATGAGAATATATCTTAAGTTTATTTCCTTCTCTTCTTACTACTATACACATTTTACAATGAGTTTTAAGATACTCTTCACCCAGTACAACTTTAACTCCATTTCTCTGGAGTTTCTCAATAACTTTTATGTTATTATCTTCGTCAAACCTAGCTTTTATCTCTACCAGTACTACTACTGACTTACCATTTCTTGCAGCGTCACATAATGCATTTACTATAGGAGAATTAATACTAGATACTCTATAAAGAGTCTGTCTAATTACTTCTACATTAGGGTCCATTGCACTATGCTGAATGAATTTAACTACGGTATCATAGCTATCATATGGGTGATGTAATAAAATATCCTCATTATTGATAGCTTCAAATATATTATAGTAGTTTTCATAATTCTCATACTTAAATGGTTCAAATCCTTTATAGTTATTTTTACTATCAAGAATTCTATCTTTAGATAATACCTTATAATCTATTATAGATTTCTTATTATAAATATGACCATTAGGAATTTTAAATATAGAAGATAATAATGTCTCCATTTCATCATCAGTATTTTCTCTTAACTCTAAGAATAAAGCTTTAGAAGTATTTCTCATATTAAGAGTATCAATCATTCTGTCTACAATAAATCTACTTTCATCATGAGATAATATCACTGAAGCATCTTTAATTATTTTAAATACTCCAGTAGATACTATTTCTTGATTAATAAATAAAGTATCTTTCATAAAGTATGTGATAATATCCTCTAATAAAAGGATATTATCACAAATCTGGTATATCCTTCCTATATTATTTAATAATGGGATTATTACTAATCTATCATTACCATTTCTTTTTACTATAGTGGATACACATACTGTACCTGAAAGTATATTATAATTCCCATCACTTATATCAATAGGTGTTATTAATGGGAAAATCATTTCATCATATACTTCTTTTAATTTATCTTTCTCTTTCTTAGAAAGTTTATCTGGAGTTGTTAGATTAAGATTATGCTTATTCTTTAACTCCTTTATTAATAACTTGAACGTAGAGTTCTGATAAGAGAAGAACTTCTTAATTCCTTTTAATAAATCTTTATAAGGTTCTTCATCTTTATTATTATAAGCATTAGAAAATCTAACACCTATAAATTCATCTAAATTACTTTCAGTAATACCTAAGAAATTCATTCTTTCATTTAAAGGTATATTACTCTTAAGAGCACAACTTAAAACTCTTTGGTTAAAATCGAGCCAAGAGATATCCCTTGGCACGAATTTTCCATGTAACTTAGTTTTCTTAGTTTCCACCATGTTGTAATTATCTATATCTAATTTCATTTAAACCACTTCTTTCCTGATTATGTTAAACACTAAATTCTCCAAGTCTTCTTTATAGTGACAACTATATTTACAACTATCATCTGCATTACTTATTACTTCACATTCTTCACTATTAATATATTGCATTAATGTAGGTGTCTGGAAATCTCCCATATTACCATAAGTATTTACTTCTACATTCAACTCTTTTCTAGTAAGCTGATTAATTTCTTTAAAAGACTCTATAGTATTTTCATACCTAGTTATATTATCAACTTCTTGAATCTTTAAGAAACCATTTGCTAATATTGTACTAGCCTCAAACAACTTAAATCTATCACTATTATTAAATGATAATGATTTGAAATAAGTTGTTAAAGTTATCTTTATTAACTTATGCTCTTTATCCTTATTAAATATACTATAAGTGGTAATAAACTCTTTCTCAGAAGTTTCTTTATTAAGAATAGTAGATACTTTAGTTAAGCACATACATCTTTGAATTTCATTTATTCTATTTATTATAGTATAATCACCTACATCAATTTCTTCTACATTAAAATACTTTATACCATATACTATATTCTTTGAACCAACACCAGTTAAATAACTGGCTATTTCGCCATACAATGGTAGCATTTTTACATTTAATACTTCTTGGTCTAAATCACAGAAGTATCTTTCATCATATGTAGTTACATTCTCTTCACATTCTGTATCTGGAATTTCTTCTTCTACGGTAAAAGCCCAGATTAACCACGATTTAATTTTACTTAGTGCATTTTTAATCCACTTCATCTTCGCTATCTCCCTTGTTACTATTATATAATTCAATCAATTCACCATTCAGATTTTTATAAACTTTATCTGAACTTGATGTATAAATCAAATCCGTTGTAAGTCTATTGGTTGTATCTAATCCATTATCTACTATATCTATCTGGAAATCACAACCAAGTAATTCCATCCAACAACAGAAATATACAACAGACATCTTTGTCTTATTCTCCAATGCAGCTTTCATATTAGGTAATACATATTTCTGGTCTGTCTTACCTTTTAATCTATTTATATCAATACCTTTAGTAATGATAGTATTCTTAACTATCTTTTTCAAGAAGTCATCACTCTCATTAATTATCGGTACATAGAAAGATGCGGCTGCATTCATGTCTTGAATTTCTTTCTCATCATACAATACTTCATTAGGTTTAGTCTTTTCTATAATATTTACCAATGAGATATCTATCATATTATTTACACTAAATTTCTCTTTGATTTCATCATCTGGTATTGAATAAACTATGTTATTTCCCTCATACCAAAAATATGGATATTCATCACAATTCTTTGGTTTTCCCATACTACAGAAAATCCAAATATATCCATCATCATCAAGATATCCTTTACCATCTTCATACTCTGTGTTTTTGTTACTTATATAACCTACTACAGATACTGCTCTTGCGTTTCCACTTACATATTGTGGAAAATTGATTTTGTTTTCTTTCTTGCTCATATAAAACCTCACTTTATTTTTTATTATATCTCAGGTACTGTATTATTATACCTAAGATTAGTACTAGTTGATTCAACAGAATCTATTTTTACTTTAGATAAATTCTGTTGAGCTTGAGTATTATTTTTTATACTTTGATTATTAGTTTTATCAGAAATATTAATATATGTATTAAACAATTCTGTTGATAGAGTACAGAAGTTAATTCTATCTAATTCATATATGAAATAAGATAATTCTTCTGTAGTCATAAATGAATATATACTAACATCATTCCTCAGTATAATAACAATACCCTCATAAACCATATTGTCTGTTGGTTTTATTACCAATGGTTTAAATTCCATCATATCATTATATACAGTAGTATGAACTACTTTATATTCCTCAGACTTATCAATATTCAATTTTAAATTCTGTTCGTTATCATAATAGAATAATCCATTATCCGAACACATATTTTTTAGTAATTTCTTTAATTTATATATTAATAAAAATACATCCTTTCTAGACACAGCTATAGTTTTTAGTACCTTATTAGTTTCTTTCTTGTAATCATACTTATTCCTAAAATCAAATTCTAAATAAGGATTGAGAGTAAGTCTAATATATTCATTACCTAACCAAACAGAAGTTGTCATAATATCTGGTGTATTAGGTTCATCAATCTTAGTATTTAATCTCATACTTACCTTTAAAGAAGTTCCTATAGAAAAAAGTAATGAAGATATTACAACCTTCATATCAGCTTCCTTTCCATAAAAATAATATGTGAATACAAAAAAATAATATATAATATAATAGTTAAATCTATTATTGGTTTAAAGGCTAGAGTATGAATTAACATACTCTAGCCAGGGATGTAGAGATTAGTCACAAATACCAATCTCTACATCCCACCAATCATCTTCGTCACCTGCTTGGTAGATTAATATATTAAAGGATATTATCATTTCTTAAACACCTCCTTTAATATATTTACAATTACTATACCAACCATACAACCAATAAGGTCGTACAGTGACCATAATATCAACAATCTATCTGGAAAGCTTGGGTCACTTTCAGACCTCCCAACAATCCCTATGAGGATGATTGCTGATATTATTACAATAAATGATTTGATCTTAGTTGTTAAACTAAGACCATCTGATTTTTTCTGAGACTTTCTTAATACCTTAATAATAGGAGCCTCAGATTTCCTATTATTAAAATTATACTGTGGCATATAGGTAAGCTTACCATCACCACTTTGCTTAAATTGGTTATTCATACTTAACCTCCAAAAATTTATTTATTGTCTGATATCCAAAAGTCACGAGCGATATCAGGCAATATTATTAATATGAATAAACCGTCCCCTATCGGAGTGATTTATACAAAAAATAATATATACCTAGATATCACAAGTTTACGGATACTTAGAAAGTAAATCTATATCCGTTCTTTATTGTTTGATTGTCACCTTTTTCGATATAACCATCTTCATACAGTTTATCAATCGCTTTATTGACTTCTTTCTTACTTAGACATAGTAAATCAGCCAATGCTTCTTTATCTATCTTTTTAAAGTTCAATGGATCTTGATGGTCTTTATTTAATTTCTTTGGAACTGTATATCCATCAAGCTGAGTAAGTAATGCTAAGAAGACTCTAAAGTCTTTCTTGTTATAGTCTACGTTAGTAGCCATATCTAGTAACCTTTCTCTAGATACAGATACTGTTTGAATTTGTTGATAAGTGTTTCGATTATTCGCCATAATGCTTCCTTTCAAATAAATTATTTTGTTACATAGAGATATTATATCACAACAATTACACTTTCAATTGCTCTTGATAATGCTGTATATATCAATTTCTTTCTATCTTCTGGGTCCCTCATAAAATCTTCATGCATATACATTACTTTTCCATATTGACTTCCCTGCGATGAATGACAAGTAATAGCATAAGCATATTCCATCTTATCATAAAAGAAACCAAAGTTATTCTCTACAGTTTCCTGTCCTGGTACAGCATACATATGTTTGTAGTCAAATTCTATGTTCCTAAATACACTTTTTGTGAAATCAGGTCTAAAATCCATCTTCATAGTTTTCTTATTATAAGAATCTCTGTAAATATAATCAACAAAACCAGCTGTTCCATTAGTTAAATATATTCCACCTTTTAAACACTGATTCCAGTTATTTTTTCTACAAATAACTTTTTCTCCTATATGAGGATATTCAAGTTTCTTAATTCCTTTAATATATTCTCTACAATAATTATTGATATTATATCTTAATCTATTAGTACCAGTAATAATCATATCTGTATTTTTAAAATGAAAATCAGTTATCTCTGATTTCTTTATAATAGAAGAATTTCCATATACTCCATATTTTAATTCTTTTCCATCTAATACTTGTCTACATAACCAGATAATAGGATTACCCTCAGCTTGTCTCATAATCTGGGTTAATCTTACATCAGGATTTTGTAAGAAGAATGGTTTTCCAAATACTGGGGGTAATTGGTCTAAATCTCCTAATATAATAATTGGTATATTAAAAGACATTAAATCAGTTCCAATTTGTTCATCAACCATGGAACCCTCGTCTAATACTATTAATTTTATTTTCTTACTAATATGGTCTTTTAACTCAAAGAAATGCTTTAGTTTAGGTTTACCATTTTCTTTGATTATCATATGACCGTTTTCATCTCTATCTATAACTTCTTTATATTCATATATTGCTGAATGTATCGTTTTAGCAGGTAATCCATTTCTTTGTAATATAGAAGCAGCTTTACCCATATATGCTACGAATAATACATTCTCTAATTTTAATCCAAGTCTTTCTATAAAATATCTAACAAGAGTAGTTTTACCAGTACCAGGACCACCAGTTATTTGAAATAACTGATTATCTCTAGAATGCCACCAATGCTCTAATTCATATATAGCATAGACTTGTTCTGTATTTAATTCTATTCCCATAATTACCTCAATTCATTATAGTTATTAAATACAAAGTGTTTATGAAAATTAATAAAAAAAGTGAATTACTTAGAATGATATAACACACCATTTTCATTTATTTGCTGGACATATTCTGTCAATACATCAATCCAACTTCCTATAGAACTATCGTATACATCTAATTGATACTCTATTAATCTAACACCATTTAAAGATTCTATTAATTTAATCACTTTCTGAATAGAAGACTTCATACAACAACCCCAACTTTTAGGTTCTTCTATAACACAATACTTCGTAATAGTTTTATTTAATATTTTTCCAGCATCACTGATTGCTATGGTATTATTATTATACAATGCTTCGTATAATCGTTGAACTCCTAGTGTAATATGCAATAATTTCTCATCAGTACATAATACTGATAAACCATCTAACCTACAAACTTCATTATATAATTTGATATTATCTAACATAAAAAACTCCTTCTCCCCGTATAGTCTGATAGGACATCTATTGATTTATTAAATACAAAGTGTTTATGAAAATTAATAAAAAAAAGAAAGGCTTATCGCCAGTAAGCCCTTCTTTTTGATAGGTAATCTTTTATCGGATGTTTACCTATCATAACACCCTCTTCCTCGAACTTGTCGAGGATTTGACACCAGTCTAATACTGGCACATTTCCTCTTAGTCGAGGTTTCTCACCTAACATGAATGATAGTATCTGATGATGACGTGGATTATTATTAAATACATATTCAACTAATATGTGGTTGATTCCAACTTCAACCACATATCTACCATTTGTTGTAGTTCCACGGAAGTTATCCAAATCATTATAACTGCTAACTAACATTTTTGTTCTTGCCATAAATATCTCCTCTCCACCGTTACTGGTCGTGGTCACCATTAAACTATTTTATTATTACAGAGAAATAGTATATTATCGTTTTTTTTTTTGATATGCGTATTTTTATACCCTCTAAAAACAAACCCATAATCAGAAAGAATATAGAAAGGATTTATTGTATGATTTCAAGTATTGAATTAAATTATGATTTATCCGAAGAAGTAAACTTGGTTAATTTTGAACAAGTTGTAGTACAACCTAATGTAGAGCTATTCGTACACATACCATCATTAATGCCTAATATTAAAGGTGGTAGTAAATCCACTTCTCCTTGTAATAGTACAGGTTCTGGTGTTTTTAAGAATGCAAATAATAAACCATCTACAACTAGTAATACTTTACAAGAACAAAACTTCATGACTGCTAAATATTCATCAGATACTACTAGTGATACTATCAATACAGTAACTACAGCAGTTACTAGTTATCTTAAAGAAAGTATTGATAGTGAAGTACAAAGTATCTCACAAAAGCAGTTTAAATATACTATTAATGCTAATTCTAAATTAAGAGGTAAATTTCTTAATGGTAAAATTAGTAAATTAAATTATTTCCCAACAACAGGAAGTGATACTGTTAAAGAAATCGTATAGAAAGGGGATTAAATGGCTTATATTCCATCAACAGTAGATGAACAGTATGAATATGGTAAAAGTCTAGAGATATCATATAGGGCTTTACACCATGATGCTTACTTACATGATAAGCAAAGTAATAGAACTATAAGAATTCCATTTATGTCTATACTTAGTAAATATAGAGATTTCTTAGATGAAATTATAGTAGAACAAGAATTAACTCTTGATGAACAAAGAGTATATAGATGGAATCCAAAGAAGATGTCAGAAGATTTTTATGGAACAACAGAATTCTGGTTTATGTTATTAGTACTTAATAACTATAAATCAGTAATAGAATTCCAACCAAAGAATTATGTAAAAATGTATGATACTGATAAGTTTAAAAGATATCTTAATGAGATAATGATTCTAGAAGATAAGCTTGGATTAATAACTTATTAAAAAAAAATAAGTAGATGGTTAATGAATCCATCTACTTATTTAATCTTATGATATCTCTGTATTAGCATTGTTAAGCAACATACGATATATCAGGAAATTAATATCACGTGGTCCTATTTCTGTATCACTTGACCATTCTTCAAATGATATTTCTTTAGCAGTTTTATCATAATTTAATTCATAGTAAAACCCTTGTTTACATTCAGTATGTATTAATGCAGAAGCACCATGTTCTGTAACAGAACATCGTAATGTAGTAATCTGATTAGGTTCAATAGTTATACCTTTTTTCTTCAATTCATTTATTACCACATCTATAAATATGAGATTAAACTTATCGATTTCTTTCATTATATATTTCCTTTAATATTTTTACTCTGTTAAAAAAATAAGTAGGTGGTTTTTATTCACCTACTTATTAATACTGCTTATGACTCTTCTATACGATACCAAGCACATTTATCCTTGCATGTAGTAACAACAATAGCCTCGTCTGTTGCATTCCTTACCGGAATAGCCCACAGACCATAAGCCTTCTTTTCAACACCACTAAACATACCTGCTACTACTGGAGAATCAGTAATCACTTTCCTCATCTTGCACCTCTTTCTTATCATTACTAAAAATATTTATATTACCTGATTTATCAAAATAAACCAGATTATATAGACCGTTAGTACACAATCCCATCATCATAGATGGAAACCATTCTACACCATCAACTATTACAGACTGCATTGGTACACTCTCATAGTAATATACACATCTAGTGTATTTTACAGTACCATTCTCTAATAATAGCTTTGGTTCTTCTGAAATATTAATCTTCTCAGTATCTTTTAATATGATTGGTATAATACTCTCATGCCCGTCAGATACTCTTCTGTAAATCATATACTTCAACTCGTTGCATATGACAAATCTTCCAACAGCAACCCACTCGTCACCATTTTTGTCTACTATAATATTCTTAGCGAATCTATTAAATAATTCTATCTCGCTACAAATATTAACAATTCTGCTACCATCATACATCAATTCAAACATTTTAAAATCCCCTTTCCTATTGAATTAATTTATTATTACACAAAAATATTATATAGATATAATTTAAAACAGAAGTTTAATTTTATTATTATGAAAGGTATTAATCATGAAAAAAATATTTGTTGCTTTAACAGCTAGTAGTGATGATGGCATAATTGATAAAATCAAAGAAACTCATTATGATGAAGATATAGAAATATACGTATCAGAATCTAACATAGATATTGATGCTGACCCGAATAAATATGGAGATATATTAGATATGATAAGTAAGAGTGATATTGCTTATTTTTCTAAATTACATAATGAATCAATTTTAAATCAGATAGAGTATCAATATTGTAAAGATTTAGGAATTAAAATAGAAATAATATAAAAAAAGAAGATAAGGATTATTTGTCCTTATCTTCACATATTTTTAGTCGATTCTCTTGTACTTTCCTGCTTTGATACAGTCGTAGAGGGAACTATCAAATGCTTCTGATAACTCTTTTAGAGCGTCATCTGATGGAATAGGACCCTTTATGTGGTATCCATAGTCCCACAATATATTGGTTCCGTTCCAGGTAAGTCGCATGAATTTGTACTCCATTGGTTCGTACCAATTTTCTTCATATAGATAATATCCTTCAACATCATCTAAGACGAACCGTTTCTCCTCACCAATGATTTCTTCATATCGGAACTCTTCTGTTGTTTTTATTTCTAACATAAAAATCTCGCTTTCTCCACCATTAAGAGTCGTAGTCACTCATTAAACTTATTTATTATTACTAGAAAAATAATATATATAAAGAAGATAAGGACTGATAATCCTTATCTTCTTTTACTTTTTCTATGTTCCTGTACTATAAGTAGTACATTGGTGTAAATTCAAGATGATATACATCATCCCATTTATCCAATAAGTCTCTTCTCATATTATCTGCATCAGACCAATCATCTAATTTAAGATTTATATTTCCCAATGAAGTATTTATCTCTGTATATTGCTTTAATGTGGGATATATATTCTCTTTAACATCTAACATCGCAAGTTTTAAGAATTCTTCTCTTACAGTTTCTGGTATTGATGCTAAACTTTTATCATGCTCAAATCCTAAATCCCACTGTAAATTACTACTACTCCAAGCATTGAAAATATATACAGTTCTTGGTGGTTCAAACTTAAAAGACATTTTAGGTATCATTGTATTCATTAGACTAGCTCCTGCATTTGCAAGCATTAATTGTCTAAATACTCCACCTTGTAATAAAGGTACTCCAACACCATAATTTCCTATTCCAGATAAGTTACTTTGATTATAAGAGACATTGAATACATATATCAATTTCCTTGTTTGGAAATCTGGTAATAATACTTTTTGATATTCTGTAGTTTTCTCTAATAACTCTAAATCTTTTATACTCAGATGTAATGTATCTTTATCTGGAAAATATAATGAAAATACTGGTAGAGTAATTTCTTGTATTATAGTCTGAATGGTATCATCCATATTAGGAAAAGGAGTTGCTAAATTTATTAATCCCAGTTTTAATTTAATTCTGGTTACTATACTAGATAGATTCATAAATTATTCCTTTCTTCTTATTATATTAAATTAAATGTGATTTATATACTATTTATAAGTAACCAAATAATTTATTGCAATAAGAAAGGGTTTAACAAAATGAAAAGAAAGAAGAAAAATGATTTAAAGGCAACTTTATTATCAGGATTTGGAAGAATTGCAGGTGATATCATCGATGGGTTATCATCTCAGGAAGTTATGTGTGGTACTTATGCTGATGGTACACCAAGAAGTTTTATTGATGCTTTAAGAGGTGATTATATTTCTCCTGAGAAGAAAAAGAAAATCTTAAAGAAGAAAGCTAAAAAGAAAAAGGATAAGAAAAAGAAGGATAAGTTTGAGAAGACTTTCAAAAAGATTCAGAAAGAGAAAAAGAAACTTATGAAAGCTAATAAACATCTTTTCGGTTAAAGAAATTAGAAATAGGTAGAAAATAAATCTACCTATTTCTTTTTTTTT